CTGTGTCTCAGTTGCTTAATTGCCCTGGGTTCGGTGAAGCCGAGGTTGTGCTACCCAAGGTTGCGGTCATCATGAATGGGGAGGTCGTTTTGCCAGCGGGCGCCACGCTGAGTGAGGATGACGTCTTCAAACTCGGGCGTAGTACACATGTCCAGGTTCATGAAAGCAAAGCCAGTGCCAAGGCCGATGCTAAGGCTGCACGTCCAATTCTGGACAAGGGGAAAGAGGAAGTTGATGGGTCTTCCACCGTGGCCGCTAATTGCCGCGAGTGTGGTGGCCTATTCAATTCCTCCCAAGTTAGTGCTGAACAACGCGAGAAGATGCTGGCAGGAGGTCCTTTCCGCTGCCGCGATTGTGGTGTTAAAGCGAAGGCTAGGTTTGAGTCGTCTGCCAAACGTAAGCCTACTTGAGTCCCTTGGGCCAGGCAGTGGATAGCCTAAACATCTCCCGTACGTGCCGGGATATTCAGCACGTAACAGGTGAACACCAGGGTGAACAGGGGGGTCGTGCCCCCAGCAACCACGAATTGCTATGACCCAGTGCACTTGTCCAATGGCAGAGAACAGCCTAAAAATCCCTCGGACTAACCGAGTAGGAAAAGGTGTTGGTCCGGTCGCACCGGAGGTCTGAAATTGACTTGTTTATCTGAAACGATGAGCACCAATAACAACAATGCCCCTCAACGCTCTCGCGCTAGTCGCAAGCGCGCTAGGGCTGCTGGCAATGCTCCTGCACCACTTCCTCAAGCACCGCAAAAGAAGCGACGAACCAGACAGCGAAATGCTAAGCGCGGCCGGGCCCAGACCCAGCGTGGAGCACCCGCTGACGTTGCGATGGGCGGAATGGGGTCGTTTTTCGCTCCGGTGGCGCAAGGCACCGTGATGCGCAAGGCTCAGCCGATTTTTACTCGGTCGGCAAATGAGCAGCGCATCATCCACCGAGAGAAGGTTGCGAAGGTTGTCACCCCTGGCTCTGGTGCATTCACCATCCTTAAGTCCATTGCCCTCAACCCGGGCATGGCCCTCTCGTTCCCGTGGCTGTCCAATGAGGCTGCGGGGTACGAGTCCTACAGGTTCAACAGACTCCGCTTCGTGTGGGTGCCATCTGTTGGAACCGGGATCGCCGGAAACCTCATCATGGGACCTGACTATGATGCCGCTGATCCTTCCCCGGCCTCAGAGACTGCTTTGTCTGCGTATACCGATGTCATCGAAGCCAACTTGTGGATACCATTCGCAGTTGAGTGTGATCCTGACCTGCTCAACGGTGAGACACGGCGCAAGTACATTCGCAACGGGGCCCTGGCAGCAAACCAAGACGTCAAGACGTACGATTCAGGAAACTTTTTCGCTGCGTGCTCAGATGATGGTGCTGCCAACACAGGAAAGCTGTGGGTTGAGTATGATGTGACTCTCTTCAACCCGCATGTACCACCTGGCGGCTTTTTCCAGACCGGAGCCCTTGTCTCCGGCGGAGGGACTATCGCGGCTGCAACGCCGTTCGGTGCTGTACCAGTCTCTACTGGCGCGCCGGCCCTGTCAGCAGCAGGGGTAGCAGTCCTGACGTTTTCAGGGATGGTGATTGGCGAGGAATACGCCCTAAC